CCGCCGACCCCGACACGATGGTGTCGCTGTCGGTCGGCACCACGGTCAGCACCAGCGGCAAGGCCTACGGGCTCACCTGGTCCAACGTGCCCGCATGGTTTGCCTCCCCGCCAGCGGCAGCAGCTGCAGGGGGCATGCTGTCGGTTTCGTTCGAGCTGATCGACGCGGCGCAGCAACTGGCGGTGCTGACCCGCAGCGATGAGATCTCGCAGCAGCTGCAGGACAACGAGTCCACCTATGGCACCTACTCGATTGCCGGGCTGACCCTGAACCTCACCGCGGCGGTGGAGGCCTACCAGGACGGGCCTCGGATGGAGCTGGCGGCCACGGGCACCCACGTGATTCGAGGGCCCCTGATGGCGACCCGACTGCGCAAGGTGCAGGGTTGGACCCATGCGGCCAACGCCGGAGCCACCATCCGGACTTGGTATGAGCAGCAGATCGCAGCCACGCCAGCAGCTGGCTCCTGGTGGCCGGTGTCGCCGCCAACGACCGAGCAGACGCCGGTGATCGTGGCCGGCGCCCGGGGCACACGCCATCTGATCACGCTGGAGCTGGGGCAGGTCTGATGGCGGTTGATCTGCGCCGGATCGTCGCCTGCAACCTCGGCCCGATCGTGTCGGGCGACCTGGGCTGCAACCACATCAGCGACCGCTCGGGCCTGGTGATGTGGTCCGGCAGGCTTCAGTTCGACGGGATCGTGAACCCGGCGCGGGGTGCCCTGGTCGAGCTGTTAGTGGCCAGCCCCCAGCGAGGCACGGTGACGCGGTTCCCGATCCCGTTGCGGGTCATTCGTGCGGTGACGTTCGTCAAGGAGCGGCGGTCAGAGGTTGAGGTCGGCTGCAAGTTGACATTGATGAAGGAGCGCAAGGACCAGGCGCAGTATTTCGCCAACTATTACACTCCGTCGTGGTACACCGAAACGTTAAATGCCGGATTCTCGGAAGAGGCGATTAACAAAATCGCGCCACGGCCGATTTATTCTCACCAAGTACTGCTTCGTTGCCTTAGCGAATTGGGGCTGACACTGGCCGGGAGCAGCGAGCAGCTATCGTTCAGCGTTCTCAGAAGCAGCATTGATCTATCACAGGGCTACGTCCAGGTGATAGGTGATCTCATCCGGTCAGAGTGCTGCTATGGCCGGATCCTGCCAGATGAAAGCTTCCAGGTCGTCAAGATGGACCTGGCCAAGGGCGGCAAGGGGCCAATCCTGCGTGATTACAACCTGATCAGCATTGATCCGATCACCACAGGGGCGGAGCCGGCAGATTATTACATTGTTCGATATTCGGCTACTCAGATCAAGTACAACCCGGAAGATTCCGCGTCTCCCGGTGGCGGTGGTGGCGGTGGTGGCGGTGGCGACCCAGTAGATCCCAATGACCCAATATCACCGGGGTCCGACTGGACCGAAAGCGAAACAATCTCACCGCCGAACAAGATTGAAATCAGCTATGCGCCCGTGGTCAACAATGCCAAAGTTGAGCGCAGGGTAACACTGACAAGTACGACGCGAGCAAGCAGTAGAAGTGAATATGAATCTATCCTCTACGAAGATGCCGGCGGCAAGCAGCAACAGCGAGATGTGCTGCTTAAAAAAACAGATACAACATGGACGACCATTGCATCCGTGAATCAGGCCTATGTAGCGTGGTGCCTTGAAAATGGTCGCGGGTTACCAAGTGGCGGAGCGAAGTCGGAAAATATCACTTACTACAAATACTACATCGGCACTGATGGGCCAGTGCTGTTTGAAGAAACAACGGAGCAGTACATCAGCGAAGCTCAGTTCGCTGGCGGGTTGCAGTTGTATAGCTACGCCGGTTATCAACCGTCCGGGGAAAAACAGATTCTTTCGGAACGCACCATTAGAACTACGCTAGCGTTTAAGACAGCGCAGGGGCGCGACTATACCCAGGTCAAAACAAGCCGATGGATGGCACGTGGTGTCAACGCAGAAGGCAAGCAAGACATCGCCGGTTTCATCGGTAAAGCCAAGGAGTTGATTGACGTTGACCCGACAATCGTGGCCAGGGTTGCTGCGGGTGCGGTTGCTCTGGTATTTGAAGGCACGGAGGTCAAAATTGAAACCGGTAGGCTTGCGCTCCCAAGCAAGCCTACCGACCAGGAGCTGGCAGCAGATAGAGTTCAGAATGAGAAATCTCCGCCAGAAGCGATTACATCGCCAAGTCCACAGGTTATCGACTCAGCCAACAAGAATAAGCCAGCAACGGAATACACTACTACGTCAGAACGTACGTTGGTAGCTCGTGCTATTTTTGATGAGCAGCAGTACACCAACTTAACTGCTACATCGATAGCTAACTACAGCATGCCGTACTCTCCCGATGATATGTATCTTGTCAATGCACAGGGAAAGGTAAGCGCATTTAGGCAGGGATCCAATGGTGCCGCCTATCGGTTTGGTGCACTTGAAAATGCCTTAGACATTGGCCACGCCTATGGGTGCAATATCGTCACAGGGTTCGATGAGATGCCGTCGTTACCGATGGCGCCTGTCTATGTCCGTCAGGCCGGCATCGAGGCGGCGTTTTTGACCGATTCGATCAGCTATGCCTTTGATGGCGATGGCATGGTGGTGTCGGCTGATCTGATGCTGCTTGGGGTCACCGGCTACTACGGGGCCAACCCGCCAGCAGTGAGCTGGGTGCGGCTGCCGGTGCCCCCCGCAGGCCTGAACCAGCTCGATGACGGCACCACGGAAGCCAACTACGCCAAGGCCAACACGATCAGCATCCCGGCCGGGTTTGACCCCACTGCTCCTGGGCCGACCTTTGCAGCGCTGCCCGCCAACGGGGTCGACGTGTTCTCCTCCTGGCGGGATCAGCCCCATATCGTCGGGCCAACGCTGGAGGTAGTAACCAGCGAAACGGCCATCAGTGTTACTGGCGACACGGTGGAATACCCCTATGAGCTGTTCCTGGAACCAGTGATCAGCGAAACCGGTATCAGCGTCACAGGTGATTCAGTGGTGAGCCCTGCGTTCTATTCGGTTGAGATTCCTACGGCCGTGGTTGAGGTTGTGGCATTGGCGCCAGCAACTGAAATCAACGTGATCGCAAGTATCCCGACCGCGATGGTCAATATCGACGCACTGGTTCCAGTGATTGAAGTACCGGCCCTGATTGACGTGCCGTCGGCAACGGTGAGTGTCTACGCCATGGCGCCAGCCGTTGATGTGCCGGTTGTGATTGATGTGCCGGTTGCCGTGGTTGACGTTGTGGCGCTATCGCTAGGCACTGATGAATATCCCATAACCATTTCGCCGGCTGCTTGGTGGAAACCCAGCACAACATCAAGTGTCACAGTGATTGACGGCAAAGTTTCTGCTATATCCGATCTCAGTGGAAACGGTTTTGATCTGATCCAGGCCACCAGTGCAGACAGACCGACCTATGTGTCATCGGCGCTAAATGGTAAGGCTGCCATGAGATGGCCAAGTACAGCCAACCAGGTACACCTATACCGAAACGGCTCCAATACTCTCACCGTTGCAGAGGTTTACATTGTTGCCAAGTTTGCGGCTACTGAGTTTGCAAACTTTGAAGGATTATTTGGGCCAGGTGGTGGCGGTTCCGCTTGGATTATTGGCGGGTTCAGCAGTCAATCCCTTTATACGAGTGGACCGTGGAGCGAAGCGTACGTAAACAACAGTTCGACAAACACCTTTACAAGCATTCTGCCAGCCCTGGCTAGCCCTTGCATTATCAGGCTTCCCCTGAGCTCGGGAACCGTTTCCACTACGTCAATACGCCTTGGTATGGACCGTGATTATCTGTCGCTTAATCGCGGCTGGAGGGGTGACATCTACGAAGTAATTGTATTTGGAAGAATACTGAACTCGACTGAGCGTGCGGGATTGATCAGCTATCTGTCCACCGCTTACGCGATCACGGTGTCCTGATGGCGTCGCTACCGGTAAAGCCCGAGGCCTTAGCCGGAAAGCTAAGGCAGCTTCCGCCCCTCGCTCGTGGCCGAGACCATCACGCTTTACGACCACACCATAAACAGGTTTGCGTCTGGCGCCAACGCGGCTAGCGACACCTACAAGCTCATCCTGTGCACGGCGTTGACAATCAACACCACGCATACCCAGCTGTCGCAGATCACCTACACCGAGGTGGCCAACGGCAATGGTTACACCACTGGTGGGGCCACGCTTCAAGGCGTGAACTTCGCGCAGGCGAACACGACTGATTCGCGATTCGATGCAGATGACGTTCAGTGGACTGCCGGATCGTCCTCGCTTTCGGCAACCCATGCGCTGTTGGTGAATACCACCGACGCAAATAGCCCACCAGTGGCGGCAATCAACTTCGACGGCACCAAAACAACACCGGCTAATTCACTGTTTACGGTTCGGTGGAATGCTGATGGCATCGTTCGATTCCGCAAGCCTGTTTGATCATCATGGCTCAAAC